TGACGCAGCGGTCATTAACGAATACAAGGCTAGGATGCTGGCATCTCCTAAGAGTAGGAAGGTGCTAGATAGTATATTGTCAGCAGCCTTGGACGATGACCACAAGAATCAAGCAGCAGCATGGAAGTTGTGTATGGATAGGCTATTGCCTGTCAGCTATTTTGAAAAGGATAAGGCCACAGGGGGCAAGAGTGCCATCAACATTTCTATTACAGGTGTTGGTGGAGAGACTACTGTCATATCAGGTGGAGAAGATTCAATAGAGGGAGAGTACACAGATGTTTAATATTAATAACGATTTAGACTACTTTACGCGGGAAGAGTTTGCCTGTCAGTACACTGGTGAGAATGAGATCAGTGACAGACTATTGCTAAACTTGGACTCTTTGCGTAGGAAGTGTGGCTTTCCCTTTGTTATTACTAGTGGCTATAGAGACCCAAGCCATCCCATTGAAGCACGTAAGGAGAAAGTAGGAACCCATGCACAAGGCATTGCCGCAGATATTAAAGTCAATGATGGAACTCAGCGTTATAAACTCGTTAATGAAGCTATTAAGATGGGCTTCACGGGAATTGGAATTGCTGGTGAGTTTGTGCATGTTGATATCCGCGACCTTGACGGTAATGAGTCTCCTGTAATGTGGTGTTATTAGTTGGCTGACTTAAACGTATCCTTGTTGCCGTGGCAGCAGGAGGTATGGGAAGACCCAACACGCTTTAAGGTTGTAGCTGCTGGCAGACGTACAGGCAAGTCCCGTTACGCTGCTTGGGGTTTAATCATCAACGCCCTATCTGAGACTAAAGGTCAGGTGTTCTACGTTGCCCCTACACAGGGTCAGGCTAGGGACATTATGTGGCAGTTGTTGCTGGAGCTAGGGCATGAGGTCATAGCGTCAGCACATGTCAACAACCTACAGATAAAGTTAATCAACGGCTGTAGCATATCCCTGAAGGGTGCTGATAGACCTGAGACTATGCGTGGTGTTAGCTTAAAGTTCTTGGTTATGGATGAGTATGCTGACATGAAGCCAGAGGTCTGGGAGCAAATCCTTAGACCTGCTCTAGCGGATCAGAAGGGTCATGCGTTGTTTATTGGTACGCCAATGGGACGTAACCACTTCTACGACTTATACACATACGCTAGTGTAGGCAAGGACGATGACTGGACAGGTTATCACTACACGAGCTACGACAACCCGCTGCTAGACCCTGAAGAGATCAAGGCTGCTGAGAAGAGTATGTCAGCCTTTAGCTTCCGTCAGGAGTTTATGGCATCCTTTGAGGCTCATGGCAGTGAACTCTTTAAAGAAGAAGATGTACAGTTTAGCGAGGAAGAACCTGCTGATGGTGCTTATTACATTGCTGTCGATTTGGCAGGATTTGCAGACGTACAGAAAGTCACTACCAAAACTAAGAGACTCGACCAAACAGCTATTGCGGTGGTTAAAGCAGGCGTGGACGGCTGGTGGGTTGCTAATATCATACATGGCCGTTGGGGCGTCAAAGAGACTGCCAGAAGAATCTTTGACGCAGTCAGAGACTACCAACCAGTCGCAGTAGGTATTGAGAAGGGAGCGTTAAAGAACGCTGTCTATCCTTACTTGAATGACATAATGAAGCAGAACCAACGCTTCTTTAGAATTGAAGAGTTGACACACGGCAACAAGAAGAAGACAGACAGGATCGTGTGGGCGCTACAGGGCCGTATAGAACACGGCAACTTAACACTTAACAAAGGCAAGTGGAATGCTCAGTTTTTAGACGAGTTGTTTCAGTTTCCGAATCCATTAGTCCATGATGACTTGATAGATGCTCTGGCATACGTAGACCAGTTAGCTAAGGTTGCATACGCTATAGACTATGAAGAAGAAGACTACGAATACTTAGATAAATACGCAGGGTACTAACTATGTTAGAGTCAGAAAAAGAATTTACATTGGAGGAGTCTGTAGAAGGCTGGGTAATGGAAAAGTGCGATGGATGGCGCGACCATTACGAAGCTAACTACGCTGAGAAGTTTGACGAATACTACCGTCTCTGGCGTGGTCAGTGGGCAGCGGAGGACATGACACGACAGTCTGAACGCTCTAAAATTATATCTCCTGCACTACAACAGGCTGTTGAGTCCTCAGTAGCAGAGTTAGAAGAAGCATCCTTTGGTCACGGCAAGTGGTTTGACATTAAAGATGATGTCTATGACCAAGACCCTAGAGACATAGCAACCTTGCGTATGGCTTTGGATCAGGACTTTACCAAGAACAAAGTACGTAAAGGTGTTGCAGAGTGTCTTATTAATGCAGCAGTCTTTGGTACAGGCATTGCTGAAGTAGTGCTAGATGAAGAAAAAGAAATGGCTCCTGCTACTTCACCTGTTATGGGTGGTGAGATGCAGGCAGTAGGTGTTAATGTACGAGACCGTACCTGCGTTAAATTACGTCCTGTAATGCCTCAGAACTTCCTAATTGACCCTGTAGCTACATCTATAGAAGATGCTTTAGGCTGTGCAGTAGATGAGTTTGTATCTACACACAAGGTACAGGAGCTACAAGAAAAAGGCGTATATCGTGAGGTAGATCTGAGTGAAGCCTCTCCTGACTTTAACATTGAGCCAGATCAAGACCTGACTACTTTTTCAGATGACAAGATTAGACTGACTAAATACTACGGCTTAGTTCCTCGTCACTTGTTAGAGAAAGCTATAGAAGATGAGGATGCAGAGGAAACAGAAACTGTCAACCTAACTGACGAAGACCAAGATGAAGATTCTTACTATGTAGAAGCTGTCGTTGTTGTAGGTAATAACGGTGTTCTTCTTAAAGCTACGACTAACCCCTACATGATGCAGGATCGTCCTATCGTGGCCTTCCCGTGGGATGTCGTTCCTAGCCGCTTCTGGGGTCGAGGAGTATGTGAGAAAGGCTACAACTCACAAAAGGCGTTAGACACGGAACTACGCGCTAGAATTGACGCTCTGGCTCTGACTATACACCCAATGATGGCTATGGACGCAACGCGTATGCCTAGAGGTGCTAAACCAGAGATTAGACCCGGTAAGATTATATTAACTAACGGAAACCCTGCTGAAGTATTACAACCGTTTAACTTTGGCAACGTAAGTCAGGTGACATTTGCTCAAGCACAAGCTTTACAAACTATGGTACAAACGGCAACGGGCGCTATTGATAGTGCTGGTATCGCTGGTTCTATCAACGGAGACTCTACTGCTGCTGGTATTTCTATGTCGCTTGGTGCCATAATTAAACGCCATAAGCGTACTTTGATTAACTTCCAAGAAGCATTCCTTATTCCTTTTGTACAGAAAGCAGCATGGCGTTACATGCAGTTTGAACCTGAGCTATATCCTGTAGGCGATTACAAGTTCCACACTTCTAGCTCACTAGGTATTATTGCTCGTGAGTACGAGGTTACACAGCTTGTACAGTTGCTACAAACCATGTCACCAGATACGCCTATGTATCCTAAGCTGGTCATGTCTATTATTGACAACATGAACTTAAGCAATCGTGAAGAACTTATCTCTACTCTTGAGCAAGCTAACACTCCTGATCCAGAAGCACAACAAGCTGCACAGGAAGCACAGCAGAGAGCAGAGCAAGCACAGTTGGCATTCCAAGCGTCACAGACTGCTGCACTCAACGGACAGGCTCAAGAGTCTGCTGCTAGGGCTGGTAAACTACAAGCGGAAGCTCAGGCTGTTCCTGTTGAGCTTGAAATAGATAAGATGAAAGCAGCGTCTACTAACTTAGACGTTGGTGATGCTGATGACAAAGAGTTTGAAAGACGCTTACGTATTTCAGAGCAACTCCTTAAAGAGCGTGAAGTAGCGGTCAAAGAGGGTAAAGTTAGTCCACAAGGATCAATACAGTAATGGTTACAACTAGAGAATTTGAAGACGTAGTTAAGCAAGTTAATGTTATGTTTGACAAGTTAAATAAAAAAATTGACAAACTAGAGAAACAGGTAGGAGAGGCAAGTGCCAGCAAAAAAAGACCCACGACTAGCAAGAGCCGGAGTTAGCGGTTATAACAAACCTAAGCGAACACCTAATCATCCAAAGAAAAGTCATGTAGTTGTAGCCAAAGAAGGTGATAAAGTTAAGACTATACGTTATGGACAGCAGGGTGTATCAGGAGCTGGCAGTAGTCCTAAGACAGCAGCAGAAAAAGCAAGACGTAAATCTTTTAAAGCAAGACACGCAAAGAATATATCCAAAGGCAAAATGTCTGCGGCATATTGGGCAAATAAATCTAAGTGGTAAACGTTTAAGTATACATATAAATGCACAGTGTCAATGTACATATAAACACAACAGGAGAATACTATGCCATACGGTAAAGGTACATACGGTAATAAAGTAGGTCGTCCACCTAAGAAAAAGACACCGCCTAAAAAGAAGCCAGTTAAACGATGAAGGGTCAGACCCACGGTGGTAAAGGAAGTACCCAGCGCAAGACAGATCAGAAGAAGTTTGCAGCCAACTGGGACGTCATATACAACAAAACTACAGAGAAGTCAAGTAAAAAGAAGAAATAAAGCTTGACTTTCTTATGCTTTTATGTTATAATAATCAGGTACACTGTCCTATTAGGAGAAACAGTTAATGATTGACAAAGAATTAGAACTATATTATCGTAACCTTCGTGAAATGTTTAAGACTGAAGGTTGGAAAATCTTTATAGAAGATGTAAGAACTAACGCTGAGTTAGTTAATTCTATAGAGTTTACAAAAGATATAGAAGATTTATATACCCGCAAGGGTCAGCTATTAGTTATGGCTAACATTCTTAATCTGGAAGAACAGATCGACAGAACTGAAGAAGACCAGATGGAGGCCATGAATGGCGCTACTGTTTGACTTTCAATGCGGAGATGGTCATGTCAATGAACACTTCGTATCTAGCGAGACCACAGAAGTTGTATGTAAAACTTGTGGCAAACTTGCTACTAAACTTGTAACAGCACCGCGAATTAGTCTTGATCCTGTTTCTGGGGACTTCCCCGGAGCAACGAACAAATGGCTTAAAGCTCGTGAGCAAAAGTTACAACAAGAGCGTAAGGCTAACTCCTAACCGAATCCTTACATAATACACCTCCATAATGAGAAATCACGGAGTTTTATAATGGCAACATTAATTGACGAGCGTCCAGAAGACGTTGAAACTGAAGAGCAAGAAGTAAGTCAGATTACTGAGGAACCTGAAGAGGCAACCCCTCAACAAGAAGATGACATCCCTGAGAAGTATCAGGGTAAGTCTACCGCAGAGATTGTACGGATGCACCAAGAAGCTGAAAAGCTATTGGGTCGTCAGAGCAGTGAGGTAGGAGAACTTCGGTCAGTAGTAGACAGTTACATACAGACACAACTCGACACAACAACTAAGCAAGAACCTGAAGAAGAAGTAGATTTCTTTTCTGATCCCGACAAGGCAGTCGAAATAGCTATTAAGAATCATCCTTCAATCAAAGCTGCTGAAGCACAAACTCAACAGTACAAACAGACTACAGCTTTAAGTCACTTGCAACAACGTCATCCTGACATGCAAGAGATTTTAAAAGACAGTAAGTTTGCAGATTGGATCAAAGGTTCAAAGATTCGCACACAGCTTTTTGTACAGGCAGACCAAGGTTATGACCATGAAGCTGCTGATGAACTATTCACTACGTGGAAAGAACGTCAACAGATTGTAGGTCAAACAGTAGCCACAGAGAAAGCAGAGAGAAAGAAAGCAGTTAAAAACGCTTCCGCTGGTGGAGCCACAGGTAGTGGTGAAGCTAGTTCTCGTAAAGTCTATAGACGCTCAGACATTATTAAACTTATGAAGGACGATCCTGAACGATATTTGTCTTTAAGTGACGAGATCACTGCGGCATATAACGAGGGGAGAGTCCGTTAATTATCTTATTATAGGACTTGTATCATGGCTACATCAGTATATCCAGCAATGGGCGGAGCAGTAGACAACACATCTGCTGCTAAATTTATTCCAGAAATCTGGAGTGACGAGGTAATCGCTGCTTACCAAACCAACTTGGTTCTCGCTAACCTAGTAAAGAAAATGAGCATGACTGGTAAGAAAGGTGACACTATCCACGTCCCTAAGCCTACCCGTGGTTCAGCTCACGCTAAGGTTGCAGAAACCGCAGTAACCATCCAGAACTCTGTTGAGTCAGAAGTTTTGATTAACATTAACAAGCACTTTGAATTTTCTCGTTTGATTGAGGACATTACTGAAGTACAGGCTCTAGCTTCTCTACGTCAGTTCTACACTGGTGATGCAGGTTATGGTCTAGCAAAGCAGGTTGACAATGATCTGTTTACTCTAGGTAAGTCTTTTGGTAACGGTAACGGTTCATCTTGGGTTCACAACGCATCTTTCCAGATTGTTGCTTCTGGTGCTACCGCAGGTACTCTTGAAGCGTTTGACGCTGACGGTGCTGCTGACGTTGGTGCATTTACAGACGTATCTTTCCGTGAGCTTATTCAGAAGATGGATGATGCAGACGTACCTATGGACGGACGTAGCTTTATTGTTCCTCCTTCTCTGCGTAACGCTATCATGGGTATTGATCGCTACACTTCTACTGACTTTGTAAATGGTAAGACTGTAGAGACTGGTAAGATTGGTAACCTGTACGGTGTTGATGTATTTGTTTCTAGCAACGTGCCTGTTATTGACACTACTGGTGGTGCTTCCATCCGTGGCGCACAGATGATTCACAAGGACACTAATGTTCTTGCGGAGCAGCAAGCAGTACGTTCACAGACTCAGTACAAGCAGGAGTTCTTAGGAACTTTGTACACTGCTGACACGCTTTACGGTTGTCAAGTAATGCGTCCAGAAGCAGGATTCGTACTAGCCGTTCAGTAAGGCTTAGTACAACTGGGGGATTCTTCGGAGTCCCCCTTTCTTTCTTGTTTTCTTAGGAGCTATTCATGGCAATTTTTAGAGGAGACGGTGGTGCTGGTGATTCCAACACAGATGCCACACTAACCGCAGTAACCGCGCAAGCTGTCATAGCTACTAATAAAGCAAGTGAAGCAGCCACAAGTGCAGGTAACGCAGCAAGCTCAGAAACAGCCGCAGGCAACTCTGCTACAGCCGCAGCCGCAAGCGCAACAGGTGTGTCAGCTTACGCCACAGCCGCACAGAACTCAGCTACTGCCGCAGCCACAAGCGCGACAGGAGCAGCTACATCCGCTACATCCGCAACTACAGCTAAGACTGCTGCCGAAACAGCAGAGACCAACGCAGAGACTGCTGAGACTAACGCAGAGACTGCTGAGACTAACGCAGCCGCTAGTGCTACCACAGCTACTACTAAGGCCGCAGAAGCCGCTACAAGCGCATCTGGTGCGTCTACGAGTGCTTCTACTGCAACAACTAAAGCAAGCGAGGCTGCTACATCAGCAACCAACGCAGCTAATTCAGAATCTGCTGTAGCTACTAATGCTACCAATGCAGCCAACTCAGCTACTGCTTCTGCATCGTCAGCAAGCGCAGCATCTACATCAGCTACCAATGCTGCCAACTCAGCTACTGCTGCTGCCGCTAGTGCAGCTTCTATTGGTACTGATCCTAGCTTTAACTCAGTCACTGTCACAGGTACTACCGCTGTCAAGATGTCAGCAGGTACTACAGCCCAGCGTCCTACAGGCGTAGCTGGTCAGTTTAGATACAACACCACTGAAGGAAAGTTTGAAGGCTATACCACAGAGTGGGGCGAGATTGGTGGCGGTGCTGCTGACCTCCTGCTCAACAGCTTTACTGGTGACGGCTCTGACGTAACCTTCTCACTCTCAGGTGCGGCAATAGAAAACAACACGCTTGTCTATGTTGATGGCGTGTACCAAAACAAATCAACGTATGCAGTATCTGGCGCAACTCCCGCTGTAGTTACCTTCTCTGAGGCTCCTGCTAACGGAGCAGCTATAGAGATTATGGTCGCTGCTATTGCAGTCACAAACGTAGGCACACCCAGTGACAATACAGTCACTACGGCTAAGATTGTAGACAACGCTGTAAACATTGCAAAACTTGCTGTCACTGACGGCAGCACAGGACAAGCACTTATAACTAACGGTTCAGGCACTTTGTCTTTTGCCACAGTTGG